TTACCTGTAGATGCTTGGCAATAAGCTACATAATTTCCGTCGGACATAGAATTTGTAAAGTTTAAAGTAAAATATCCAGTGTCATGGTCTGTTATAGAGGATACATTAAAGCTATCACGAATTGCAGGAGTTCCTTGAGCATTAAAATTTACCCATGCTTTAACAAGTTGGCCTTTTTCAACTCCTGAACTGTTTTGAAAAACGGGTGCGGCTGATGAAGCACTTTTAACTGTGGCAACGACTAATGTACTCATGGTTTTGGATTGTCAGATTTAACTTTGGCTATTGCATCGGCCCATGTCGTTGTGCCATTCTTTTTGTCCCAATATTGCATATCTAATTGATCTTTCAAATTTGGGTATGCTTCTTCTCTTTTGTTTATATATTCTTTTTTTCCAAATTCGGCATCAATAGCACTTTGGTCTAATGAGATAGAATTTCCATCTTTATCTTTGGCTGTAAAGGAAGACCCATCTGCATAGATGACGCATGTGTCTGGGTATAACTGGTAAATAATGTCTTCTTTTATTACGCTCATTATCCTGCAACCTCCATTAATGTTAGATGAGCTAAATTGTGGCCGTCATTAGCTGGCATCATAATGCTATGTGATCCTCCTGTTCGTGCCAAGTAAATTGCATAAGTTGTTGCCGAAGTTGTGCTTGGTGAATCTACCAAATGAATAGAAAAACTACCTACAAAATTACTGCCACTGTAATTGTGGAAATAAGTCGCCCCGTAAGTACCATTCGTTATATTTGAACCACCTCGATAAACAGCCATTGCTCCCTGTGTCGAATCATTTAAAAAATAATCACCACTCGCCAGAACTAGAATCCTATTGGAAGTACTTGTAGGCGTAATACTTAAAGTCAAACCTGTTGTATAGAAACTACCTGTATTGTTGCCTCGGTTTGTCCTTGAGTTCGTAGTCATTGTTTGAACTTGGACTATAACTCCCGGTGCTGCTGGAAATTTTATGACTTTATCGTCACTGCTTGATCCCGGTCCTTCAAAGGCAACTGACCCTCCACCTGATCCAGCATTTAATTTGATCTTTGACATCTAAGCCGCCTCCAATGCTGCTACCTTAGTTTCTAATGTTTCGATTTTAGCCATTGCTTCTTGTAATGCTTTTATGGCTTTCATATAAAGTATTGAATATTTAACTGCTTTGGTTTTAGTTCCTAAGTCTTCATTTGTATCTGGATCTCTATCAATAGATTCACTAACAAGACCAGCACTAATAGTTTCAATTTCTTGTGCAACTACACCAATTTGTTTATGTGTAGGCATACCAGTTGATGATTTAAAGTTCCAATTCCTTACTTTAATTGCTTTTATGTCATCCCATTGAGAACTAGCGTCAACGATATTTTCTTTTAACTTTGAGTCTGATGTTGATCCATAACTATTATTCATATTTTTAACATCGCCATCACCTTCTATAGTCATTCGGAGCCCATTAGATGTAGTTCTACATTGGAAATAATCAACACCATCAGCGCCAGCGTCTGTCTTCCTTAAAGTAAGGTTTGTCGATCCAGTGCTATCGGTCTTAATAAATGTACCGTTACCGCCACTAGCATCTAAAGTTAGCCATCCAGTGCCAATTTCAAATTTCTCTACTCCCCCAACAGATATTTTTACCTCATCAGTTCCGTAATATATACCTGAGTTACTATCATCTCCACGGATAGATGGAGATCCGGCGGATCCATCAACCGAAGCTATTCCTGTTGATCCTGAAATGGTTACGCTCATAGTTAAAGTTTAGCGTGCTATGTCGAGGTAGCAAATTAAATAATGGTCCATGCACTTGTAGCAGGGATTGTTACCGTTACCCCGCTATTGATTACGATTCCATCAGGACCGCCAAAACTACCAACACCACGCGCAGCCGTTAAAGTGTAGCTATGCGTAATCGTTGCTTGATTCTCCCAAAAACAAGCGTTATCGCCATCATCACCACCCGTTGCACCTGTTCCACTTCCTACCTCTTCCCAAGATCCATTCTTGTAAACTTCGACTTCATGTTCTGTGCTGTTATAACGTATATCGGCATTAGTAGGACTACCCGGCCTTTGGGCGGTTGTACCTGATGGAAGTTGAATCGAACCTGTTGAATTAAATATTACTTCCCCTGTAAACGTTGCACCTGTCAACAATGCAAGACCTAAATTTGCTGTATTTAATGCGCCGATTTCATACCAAGTTGTATTACTAGAAGCATCTCTAATCTTTAATTTGTTATTTGTAGTATCAGCCCATAATTGATAAGCGTGAGTCGTTGCCGCCGTTGGCTGAGAGGTTCCGCTATTTAAAGACGCTAAGGCTTGTAAAGCGCCCTGAATATCAGTCCTGACGTTTTGCCCTGAATTATTATCAATAACAAAATCATTTTGTGAAATTTGCCCGTCCTCAATTCTTTTCTAGTTTAGACACTCCGCCCATACCCCACGGCCTGCCAAGTAAAGTTTCTATCAACATTACTTCCGTTTGACGCTTTAAAGGTCACGGTGAATTGGCTACCTGTAACCGTTCCCATTTCGATGTAATCACCCGTTGCCTGATTATGCGGGATTAACGTAATACTAGGAAGATAAGCACTTGCCCCACCTAATGAACTTGTGCCCGTCCAGAAGCTTCGATTGAAACTTATAGTTTTAGGCGCTGTTCCACTTGCAACAACTCCTACGCTTTGTTCTGTCCTTTGCTCCAGTTCCGCAATATATCCAAGTTCATCAATCAGGATATTTTCCGTTGTATCTGCACTTGTTAGATCAGTTTTAAATTGAAAACCTCGACCGGTAAAGATTCCATTTTTTAACGACGTCCAATCTCCCCAAGTAGGAGAACTTGAAGGGTTATCATTTGTTGTCCTAACACTTAAAGAAGCGTTTACATTATCAACTATGTCACCATCCCAATCAGAACGAGCATCTACATCAGGCCAAACATCAACTAAATCACTTGGTCTTATTGCTCTAGTAACAAACCGTCTTTGAAGATCTAAAGCAAAAACACCCTCTAAATCTAAAACAGATGCAAAAGTATAAGAGCCAGAACTATTAATATTACTACCGCTAGATGTTAATTTTAGAGCATCTAAAGATGCGTCATATTCTGTATTTGTTTTGCTACCAGAAAACGGCGTTGGGCTAATTGTATCTTCTCGTTGTGTCTTAACAACTAAAGTTTCACCTGTTTGAGATACATTTAAAATTATTATGCTTGCTTCTGTTGTACTAAATCTACCGCCATCATCTGCAAACTTAACTAATATTTCACCGGGTAATTTTGGTATTATTGCCTCTGTAGAATTACCAGCTATAGCATTAATTAGATCAACTGAATTAGACCATGTTGCAGAGCCATTAGTTAAAGAACTTGATCTAATATGTACTTTACCGCCATGTAATACGTCGGCTTCTGTTGATTGCGTCCATGATAAACGACCTGAGTTCAAATTAATACTTTCAAAAGATAAACCTGAAACATTGGCAGGTTTAGCAGTTTTACCAACTGCGTTTAAAGTTAACTCAGCAGGTATAGCCGAAGGTCGTAATGCTGCATTATATGAAAATACCCTTATCTCATATACACCAGCAGTAGAACCTAAAATTTCATAGTCAGAACTAGTGATAGTTTCTTGAATATAATTACCGTTATCTTTACGCCATTGAATGCGGTATTGAGTTACCCGATTTTGCGGAGTCCAACTAACTAATATTTTCACCTTAGCTTGATTATTTTCTACATAAATAGTTTCAACAGCACTTAAATTACTAGGAGCTGAAATAGGATCAGCTAACGTTGATATTTTTCTTGTACTTAATGGCGCCCCCGTTTCAACATAATTAAACTTAGTTGCGTTATATGTAACCGCTGAGATTGTATATAATTCCTGATCTTCTGCAATACTTACCACGCGCCATTGACTTGTTAAAGTTGTATCATTTTCAAGAATCCAAACTGAGTTACTATTTGGCGCACTTGAAAACGCAGAAGAAACCGTAATTACAGCGCCACTAATACCGGAAACATCTCTTTGTTCAATCGTCCCATCAGAAAGAATAACAGAAAGTTTAGGGTTATTTGTATTATCTAAATCTGTTTGGTCTTCATTATCAACAGTAACAGTAGTTGTAGTAGCTGATTGAATTAAGCCGCCTTTTCTTAAACCACTCCTAACAGGATCAGCAACGTCTATTACATCCCCCGGCGCGATCATTACACCCGCTTCTATTGACGTTGTAAAGCTAACTACTTCACCTTCATTAAAAAGTGTGTAAAGCATCCACCTCCCTAATCTATTAGCTTCCCCCCGTGAACTACAACCCCAAGCTTTCACATTCTTCTGAACAATTCCGTACTTTGCCTGATAGTTAGCGTCTGAAACTTCTTCCCAGTCTATGCTTTGAGTTTCATTATCAAAGTAGCTAACGTTAATTTGTGTTGCCCTTGTTCTAATAGATGAGCCTGAGTATGTAAAACCCCCATCTGCTGTATTAGCCAAAGTAAACAAATAAGATGAATCTTTAGGTGCATCTTGACTAATAGTTATTCCTCCATTTGACCAATAGGGCATACAACGCATAACCCCGCAAATACTATTAACCAATTTATATGCGTCGTGTTGTTGTTGTATTGATACGTTTAATGTAAATCTTGCGTGAGTTGTTCCATTACCTGACATATCATCTATCTGCTCATTATTATAAACTGAGACAGAATAGAAGGTATATTTATCAATTTGTGATTCTGTTAAATGAGAACCAAACCCATATCTTTCATTGATTAATAAATCATACAACGCCCAAGCCGGACACGTACAGGCTACTTTAGTTGCTGAAAATGTACCGTCCCAAGATCCACTAAAACTTAAACTTCCATCAGCTCGAACACTTGCGTTACTTGGTATTTTTATTAATGTCCCGCGTAAACGAAACATCCGGGCGGGCACTCGCGGAAATTGTTCAGCATCAAATCTTAAAGCACAATGAGCTGTATTTAAATAAGGTTTTTGATCATATATTATTTCTGTCCAACTCATCCAATTAAACTTATCGAATAATTTACTAGGATCAGAAGCGTTTGCCGTATTCCTTGTTACTCTTACATTGATAGGAAACGCACCGTTTAGATCTATTTTGTAATCTCTAAAATAAGCATCTGTGCTTCTACCGCTAACAGTATCAGTAATAATTGTTGAATAGCTTCCGCCGTTATATTGAATTTGAATACTTAACGAAACAGAAGTACCATCAATCTCGCCATCATCTTTATATTTTTGCAGTCTAGGAAATGCAACTGTAACCCTTACAGCATTAATATTAGTATTAGTAATTGTCCTTGTTATTGGCGCCCCGTTCGTAACTTCCGCCGGTAATAGATCAGTTTTTTCAGTTGTAATATCATTTATTCCAGCTATGTAAGTTTGATTAGACTTACCAAATCTAGGCTCAAAATCTACGCCCCTAAAGTTATAATCACTATCTTGAACATTAGAAATATTTGCTGAGCTGTTTAATATCTGTGTCCCGTTTAAATAAATATCTTTTAAGGCAGCTAAATTATAATTTGCTGTCCCTTGCGTATAACCTCCATCAATAGCCGACGGGAAGCCCGCTAATTCACCTTCTGCTAATGCTTCAACGTATGTAGCAAATTGTTTGCTAGCTAAAACGCTTGACGGTAAAGCCGGATCAGTAAGCCTAGTTGATTCGTTAAATTGTTCTATTGGCATTAGGCAGTCCCGTCAACTTGAACTGTATCTATTTGATTTGAAATAGTAACGCTTCCTGAAAATATTTCGTAGCCATAGCAAACTTTCAACGGAACGCCCGCCCGTGTTACGTTTTGAATCCCGCTAAATGAATAGTTGCTTTGCGGGTCCATTTCACTATCAGTAGACGGAACAGGTTGATCAGGTGCCAATAATTCAGATACGCCACTTAATGCTAAGGAAAGCCCAACACCTGCAACAATCGTACTGACTGCAACAGCAGAAGTTATCCCAAATGTCCCAACGTACATACCGGCAAATTGGGGGGCCGCTACGACTAAAGCAACACCAACTACAATTCTTACCCATTTATTACTAAAAATCCTTTTGACAAAACCTAAAATATTCCCAGCAACAACAGGAACAATAGTGATCTCTTTACCAATTGGATAATTTAATTCTTCATGCCCAATTGCAAACCCATCGCATTTAATACTATAAAACTGACTTGCAATATGTTTTTTTAAATGGGGCCAATTAGCAATAAGAAATT